CTGATATTGAAGTGAGAGGAACTGGTGATACTAGTTCAGTTATTTCATCTTCTTTTGATGTTATACTAGTAGATAACTAAACGAGTTTGTGAATGATTATATCATATAGTAATGATTTTGTTTTAGTGAGAATACCAAAGACCGCATCGACTACATGTGTAGCGGGACTCTACGATATGGGTGCGGTTGTTGAGTCAGAAGGTGATCTATGTCCGGGCGTGGAAGCGTCTATGGAATATGAGTCCGAAGATTCGACTAGAAGTGGTGTTAACTGGGGAAGTTGGATTACTGGGGTCACTGAAATATTAGATCCCAATATGTACTGCCGCGAAGACCCTAGACACAGACAACTGTATAGACAACATGTCTGGCACACTGGGTTTCATAGGTTGGTTGAAGTTGGATTGGTGGATGAAGATATGCCTTGCGTATCAACAATCCGTCATCCTGTAGATAGGTTCTTATCTATCAATGCATTTCTGGGTAAACACACACGTGTGCCAGAACGCGATCCCAACAGTACGTGGGATCAATATAAAAACGGAGATGAAGTATTTGGAATGTGGGAGAACATGTTTCGATTACATCAAGACTACTATGTTCCCGAACATGCCACGTTATGGAACATAGAAAACCTTTACGATTGGATGAAAAGGTTTGCAAAAGAAAAAGGGTTAGTGTATAAAGAACCAATCTATTTTAAGAACAACAAGAAGTACAGGACAGTATCGTTGACTTCAGATAGAGAACAGGAAATCTTGGACCACTTTGAAAAAGATTTCTTGTTATGGGAACAGGCATTTAGAGAGTTTAACTAATGGAAGATTTTTTAGGGTTCATCACAGAACAGAAAAATACTCACATGACTCACATTGAGGACAGGGTTCTTTATGGTGGAGTCAAGGGTACACGTGAGGCCATCTTCGCACTTCGTAACATGCGAGATATGTTGGCGGGGAAGAAAGAAGGTAAGGTATCTGTGAAGTGGGACGGTGCACCCGCAATCTTTTGTGGCGAAGACCCCAATGACGGAAAGTTTTTTGTTGCGAAGAAAGGTATCTTTGCGAAGAACCCAAAAATCTATAAGACCGATGCTGAGATTGATGCTGACATGTCTGGTGACCTTGCAACCAAGATGAAGGCCGCCCTTCGGTATCTACCGGATCTGGGTATCACTGGAGTCATACAGGGAGACTTCCTATTTGGGCCAGGCGACATAACCACAAAAACTATTGATGGTACAACGTACAAGGTTTTCCATCCAAACACGATTGTCTATGCAGTTCCGGTTGGTCAAGCCGGTCCTATCATGTCTGCGAAGATTGGTATTGTGTGGCATACAACCTACACGGGGACTTCGTTTGAAAACATGAGAGCGTCCTACGGTGTGGACGTATCGAAGTTTAAAAAGTCTACCGCAGTTTGGTCTCAGGACGCAATGTTGCGTGATGTAACCAAGGCGACAATGACCGCCGAAGAGACCGAAGAGGTTAACGGATACCTAAGTACTGCGGGTTCGATATTCGCCAGTATCTCTGGTACTACCCTTCGACAACTGGAGGCAGATGAAGAACTCGCAAAGTTGATTGAACAGTACAACAACACTTTTGTTAGGAGGGGTGCAATCATTGGTGATACTACTCGACACACCAATGGACTGATCAAATGGATCAGGGATAAATTTAAGGCGGAGATGGCGAAGAGAAGTTCCGCACGTGGTAAGAAGACCCAACAGGATAAGTTAGATGCAATCATGAAGTTCTTCTCTGCAACGAATAAAACTAACCTAATAAAAATGTTCGAATTGCAAAAAGTCATTGTTTTAGCGAAACTAAAACTTATAAATAAACTTAATAGACTAAAGTCAATTGATACTTTTGTCCAAACTCGAAAGGGTTATCAAGTAACCGGAGAAGAAGGTTACGTGGCAATTGACCGTCTTGGTGGTGATGCGGTGAAATTGGTTGATCGTATGGAGTTCTCCTACAACAACTTTTCACCAGATGTTATTAAGGGATGGGATAAACCAACGAGGAATTAAACGATGGCGAAGCCATTAGGATTTAAACAATTCGTATCTACAGATACTACTATGTCTGGTGATGACGAACTCGCATATCAAGCGAAGAAACGTCGAGGACATATTCCTACAGGGAACACAGGTGAGGCAGTAGATATGCAGACCCGCCGCAAGATGGCGCGGGCGATGAAAAAGAATAAGGCGAAAATCGCAATGGGTCGTAAACGTGCGGCCCGCAAGATTGCAAATCAAGAAGTCCTTATGAAACGGGCCCGCAAGGCGGCACGTAACGCATTCGCAAAGAAAATCACAAAGAACCTTTCTAAGTCTGACTTGACCTATGCACGGCGTCAAGAGATTGAGAAGCGTCTAGATAAAATGAAACCAAAGATTGACAAACTTGCGAGAAAACTCCTACCCCAAATGAGGAAGAAGGAACTCGAAAGGAAGCGTGGCGGAAACAAAGATGATTAAGAATTTCTCACAATATCTGGTCGAAGAGGAACGTGAAGTTTATTTTACCTTTGGTAGAATGAACCCGCCTACTATCGGTCACGGTAAAGTGATGGATACCCTTGCAACCAAATCAGGCAAGGCAGACTACAAGGTATATCTGTCTCAGGTGTCCAATCCAAAGAAAGACCCCCTCTCATATTCAGACAAAGTTAAACACGTCCGTAAGATGTTTCCTACACACGCACGTAGTGTTATGATCGACAAGAACGTTAAGAACGTATTCGACGTTGCCTCTAGACTTTACGATCAGGGATACAAGAAGGTTACGATGGTTGTCGGTGATGACCGTGTGCGTGAGTTCGAAGTACTCCTGAACAAGTACAATGGTACGAAGGCGCGTCACGGGTTCTACAACTTCCAGTCAATCAGAGTTGTGTCTGCGGGTAAACGCGATCCGGATGCGGAAGGTGTGGAAGGTATGTCCGCATCGAAACAGCGTGAGAACGCATCCAAGAACGATTTCGTTACCTTCGCACAAGGCGTACCCAAGTCCATGTCTAACAAGGACGCACGTAAACTATTCAATGACGTGCGTAAGGGTATGGGTCTCAAAGAAGAGCGTTCGTTCAAGAACCATGTTGAACTCGTTCCTGTTTCCGAAACAAGAGAACAGTATGTTCAGGGAGAACTATATGGTATCGGCGATCAAGTCGTTATCAAAGAAACTGATGAAGTGGGTACAGTCTCAATGCTCGGGGCCAATTATGTTATCGTCGAACGCACAGATGGCACTCGACTACGCAAATGGTTGGATGCAGTCGAACTCGTCGAAAAAGGATCAGGAAAGAATCAAGACCCTGACATTAAAGACAGAGAGGGAACCCAACCCGCAAGGTATCACGCAGGACTAGAAAAGTCCACCAAGGCGAAAAGAGACGCACACTTCAAGAAACACGGTAAGAAAGACGATGATGATGCTTCTGCCTACAAACCCGCGCCTGGCGATAAGACCGCCAAGACTAAACCTTCTAAGTACACCAAGGCGTTCAAGGACATGTACGATGAAGATTCTTGGGACAGGTACAAAAAGGATCTGGATGAGATGCCACGTTGGATGATAGACGCTATTGGTGATAAGGTTAATCCAAAAACTTACAAGGCCGCTCTAGATACTCTCAAAGACGTTGTGACTCGTAAGAAGAAAGAGTCTGGTGGTAAACTCAGACATGACGTTGGGTATTATGCCGCCACTATTGGAAGACAATACAATGGTGTTGATGCGAGAGTGTTGGCGCGCCTCTACAAGAAATCTGTTACCGAAGTCGCCGCACCTCGTGGGTCAGATCCAGTAGTTATTGCGAAGGCGAGGATCCGTAGAGAGAAGGATGCAGATCGTAAGAAACACGATAGACTTCTCGACACCGCAAGGTCCGCAAAAGCCCGTGCATCTAATGCAAACCGTAGTGCAAGAACACAGTCTAAGAACAGGAACACACAATGAGACGTTACTCTCTTTGGGATAGTTTAGGTAGTTTGGAAGAAGGTCCGGATGGTATCGCCGCGAAGGCGAAGAAGTCTGGTATCTCTCCTAAAACACTTAAGAAAGTTTATAATCGTGGGGTTGCCGCATGGAAGACCGGACACCGGCCTGGGACAACACCGCAACAGTGGGGGATGGCGCGAGTGAATGCGTTCATCGTTAAAAAGAAAAAGGGCACATTAAATCACGATAAGGATCTCGCATGATTAATTTTAAAGAGTTGCGGGAGAAGACTCTGACCCCCGCAGAGAAAAAGAAAAGAGAAGAGATTGCGAAGGCAATTGAGAAAGACGATCCTAAGATGTCGATGGACAAGAAGATGGCCATCGCTACTGCGACTGCGAAAAGAGTTGCAGAGGGTTTCACTCCTAAAGAAATCAAGATGGCAATCGGTGTTGCATCTGATAAACGATATGCGGGTGGTAACTACTCTGGTGCGGTCAAGGCAATCGAAAAGATCAAGAAGGGTCTATCTAAACATAGTCAAGTAGCGGCAGTTCTCCGAAGACAGAATGAGTCAACAGAACTTGTTTCTGAAGCGGTAGACTACTTCAAGGTCGCAAAGGCATTCGATGACTATGCAAAGAAGCATGGTGGTATCGACAAGAAGGACTTCATGAAGGTCGGTCAGTTTGTACGTCAACTTGGTAAAGAGTCGGACGTGAACAAACAGGACAAAACGTTCGTAGCGATGAAGAAGTTTATTGGTGCAATGGACACTGACCCCCGTGATGGCGTAATCCAAATCTTGCAGAAGCATGGTATGTGGAAGGGTGGTCGGATCATGCGTGAAGAAAAGGAAGGTATTTCTTTCTTTTCGTTGAGAGAAAAGAGAGATGCTGGTAAGTCTGCGACTGGGTATGACATTTATCACGATACGTATTCTGCGGCAATGCAACATGCATATGCACACGCCAAGAAGAAACATGGTGTGACCGTTCGTCCTAGTGAGATCGACGATAAGGTCGCAACCGGACCTAAGAAACCGTCCACTGGTAAGACCGTAAAACATATTCTCAAAACAGACTCTAAGAAAAACCTTCACGTTCAGGTGTACAACACTGGTCGTAAGTACGAGTTGAATATGTACGTTGAGTCAGTAGAACTCAACGAGGCGGTTGCGATGCCTCGCAAACAGTTTGATACTCTGAGGAAGGGTGACAAGGTTACTATCACTTATGACTCATCGATCCGTAAGGGTACAACTACAACCTTCGTTGTGAAGGGTAAGTCACGTAGTGCCAAGTACAACGTAGATAAGGTCACCATGCACCCCGAAGGTAAACCATCCGGAATGAAGTATTACCTCTACAGTAGAGATGGTAAGGACGCAACACTTGCACTGGGTGACATGGGTGCAACCATGACTAAGATTGTCAAGGAGGCGGTATCACCCGCACAACAGGCAGCGATTGCAATCTCTAAGAAAGAGAAGGGTGAGAAACCCGTGAAAGAAGAGAAGGTCGAATGTCCTAAGTGTAAGGGTGATGGTTGTTCTCATTGTGATAACAAGGGTTATCACGTCGAGAGTGCACGTTCTATGGCGATGCGAGATATCTCTAGAGACAAAGACTTCCAAGACAAAGATGATGAGAAGGATGTCAAGGCAACCGATGATGACCGCAAGGCCGCAGACAAGAATATCATCATGCAGATCCGTAGAGTCTCAGATCTACCAAAGGGTGGGACTCTAGAATTCAAGGACGGTAAGAAGGTGAAGATTAGTCAGAAAATTGCAAAACAAATCTCTGACAAGTTCAACAGTATACGCAAACCGCAGGACAAGAAGAAGTTCCAAGACATGGCGCAGACTTCCATGAACGGACTCAAACAGGCACTAAGGATCCGATAATGAACACCATCGATCAGATCAAAGACATCGTAAAGACCAAAGGCGCCAAGAAGGTAGATGGAGTCATGATTGATCTATTTACCGCATCTGCAATTTCTCAGATTTATGACAAGGTGAACGATGCCAATAAACAAAAGATGCAGAAGATGAAGGCGACTCAACTCGCCAACGCTGCATACAAGATTATGCAGAGAAAGTAATGAAGACATTCAACGAACATTGCGAGTGTGGTTCTCACTCCGATCTTGTAGAGAACAATATATACAGAGTTGGTTCTGAGATGTACTTCGCATACTGGAGAGACATCCGCGAACAGTGGAAGAAGGGCGAGGTCACAGTCAACCCATCTGAGGTGGACATTATGGAATCTGACCTTGGTAATTTTGGAGTGTATGATGGCCAGAACGTTGCGTTGGACTGTATCTTCGAAGAGGGGGATAAGAAGACCCCCGAACTTAACAAACCAAAGGCGGGGGGCCCGAAGAAGTACTACGTCTACGTTAAAGACCCTTCGACGGGAAATATCAAGAAGGTATCTTGGGGTGACACTACAGGACTCAAGGTCAAGTTGAATGACCCCGCTGCACGTAAATCATTCGCTGCGCGACACAAGTGTGCACAACAAAACGATAAGACGAAGGCCGCCTACTGGGCATGTCGCCTTCCCCGTTATGCAAAACAATTGGGGTTGAGTGGTGGCGGATCGTTCTTCTGGTAAACCCTACGTAGATTTCAAGATGATGAACGGAGACACCCTTCGTTTATTTCGAAAGGAAATATGTGAGGAAGATTTAATTTGGCATCGTGATCTGCATGATCGTGATGTTAAAGTAGAAGACTGTGTTGGATGGAAATTCCAACTGGACAACGAGTTACCTGTCGATTTAAATATCGGCGACAGGTTTAGGATTCCAAAGATGACCTATCATCGTGTTATAAAAGGTGATAGTGACCTTCTTTTGAGAATAAGAGATATATAAATAGATGTAGCAACTAACGTTTATTTCTATGGGGCGAACATGGCAACACGAATAACACAATCTCAACGGTTAGACCGCATTGAAGACAAGATTGATAAACTGTCTGATGCGATGATTTCTATTGCGAGAGCGGAAGAGAAGTTGATTGCAATAGAGAATAACAATCACGCTAACTACGATAGGATGAATCGATTCTCTCAGAAGTTAGATGAGTTAACCGTTAAGGTTGATGACAACGCTCGCACTGTCACGATTGTCAATAGGGTTGCGTTAGTTATCGGTACTGCGATAGTAGGTGCCATTATTAAATTTTTCTGGTTCATGTAACGGAGACTACCATGAGAACTGAAGACATTAAAAGACTGGCAGAGGCATGGCAAGAAGTTGTCTCTGAAAAGAAATTAGATCCAGTCGATGACAAAGAGAACGATAAAAAGTTCAAAGATCGTAAGGACAAAGACATCGACAATGATGGCGATGTGGATGATTCTGACGAATACCTTCACAAGAGACGCGCCGCTACCGACGATGCAATTGATGCACGTGACGGTAAGAAGGACGATGATGAGGGTGATGAGAAAGAAGACCCCAAGAAGAAAAAGAAGGTCGCAGGGAATGACGGTGAGAAGACTGCCGAGATTTCTAAGATCGGTGAGAAGAAACACACCGTAAAGAAAGAAGACGTTGATGTATTGATCGACGCCCTCGAAGAAGCGTCCAAGAAAGATCAGACTAAAGGTGCAACCGAACCCGAAGGTATCATGGATAAGGAATCACCCAAGTCCAAAGAGTTCGCTGACAAACATAAAGTCGATGTTAAGAAACATGACGATCTGGAGAAGATTGTCCCTAACCCCAAAGTAAAGGTTAAGGAAGACAATCGTTCGTATCAACAGAAGATCATGGACATCCTGAATGGGAAGTCTTGGTCTGAGATCGCACAAGAAGTAGATCAAGTCGAGGATTAAAAATGGTGTCACCTCCTAACTGGTGCCGAAATGCGGTGCCTACTACTCGTGGTTGGATTGATCCTACTACTGGGGAACTTTTGAAATCACAACGTATGACTCTGGGTGAGATTGAAGATTATCTGGGTCAACGTACTGGTCCGGTTGTAACGGAACAGGTGGTTCATGAGGAACCTCAGATGTTGCATGAGGCGCCTGTGGGTAACAAGTCTCTTGAAGACATGACCAAGGCAGAACTACTCGCACTGGGAGAACAAACCGGAGTACAAGTAAGTAAGTGGGAATCTAAATCTGTGTTGATTGAAAAGTTGTTGTAACCCCTATATAAGGGATAGAATTAATTTATCCCACACAGGTATATTATGGATTTAGAACTTACACCGAACAATGTTGTTTTGTATGCAGCGAAGAACTACTATACTCCGAACTGCATTGACAGTGAACAGTTCTTCGAAGACCTGAAACGGTTCAAATATGTTAAACGTCTCCTGAACCGTTACAGAGACTCCGGAGAACTCTCAGAGAGATTGATCTTGAATCATCTCATTGTAATCTTTAATGTGTTCGGGATAAGTGCCGGACTGAAGATATTAGAATTAAAAATCGACGAGGAACATTGGCCTGCACTCAAACCTTTTCTAATTTTCCTTAAGTCGATTGACTACGATGGTTATCCAGACGTTATAATGGATGACCTCGCAGTACAAAGGTTAAGAGAAATTAAGAGGATCACATAATGGGAATTCTAAAAAGTGCTGCCGATCTGGTCTACACGATTAGATTCCTAAAACTCCTTGTAACCAAGTGGGAAGATACTGGTGCATACAAGGCGGGTATTATCAACTCAGACGGTTCTCGTAACAAAGATTTCAACACAAATTCTATGGACGATAGGAAAGCGTATGAGGAACATTATACGATGTTCCATCGTCTTGTCTACAACATCAAAAGACTTATGACCAAAGTTCCTGGCGGACAATCCGTGGTTGCACGGTATGGTGCCGCACTTCTATTGATCAAGGAACATGGTGAACTGTCTGATGATCAGATTGAAAAGATACACAAGGAGACTGGAATAGACATCCTTGATGTACTCTCTGAGGAAACTCAGTGGTTCATGATTGAAGGGGATCACCTCTCGCCTGGCGTGTATAGAATGAAGAACGATAGTATGACCTGTTTGGGTCATGAGTCCGTTGAACGTGGAGACCAGATAAGAGTCGAAGAGGAGTGCAATGGTCCCATAGATGAAATTCTTGGTTTGAAAATATATCAGGCTACACATCTTAAAACTCGTCAACGCATATATATTTCTACCGGAGAAATTCTTAGATGAGATCGTTCAATAAATTCCTAGAAGATATGACCAGTACCGCCTCTGTTGTAGGGACTGGTGACGATTCGTCTACTGTTATTGTCCGGAAAAAAAAGAAACGTAAGGATGCTACTGAGATCCTGAGACGTTTCAAGAGGGAATATAAGGAGACGAAGAATGACACACAGAAATCTAACTAGACTCAAACTAACTCTTGACAGATCCCTCTCCCCTTTGATATAATTCTCCGTCTCTTGGAGAAATTATGTCAAAACCTATCAACCTAGACTTCGGCAACAAACTCGTTATCTTCGATGGTGACGAAGATTTGTCGTGGGTCTATGAGATCCAAGAAAACTCAGATAGAAACAAATTGGTCTACGTGGCGAGACGTGGGACAAAGGATAGATATCTCTACCCCGATAGATTCTTGGTGGAGAATTATGATGTTGACATGGAGGCGCACTTCATGTATAATGATAAGTTCAACGAGGAAGACCGAACCGAATATCTTATCGAAAAGGCCCTAGCGTTTGTGAACGAGGGTCGAAGACTCTTTATAGAAGACTATGCGTTTAGTAGACCTCTAGAATTTTTTGACTATACTAAACGATAACTGGACAGAAAACATGACATTGAAAATTGATAAAAAGAGGGATGACCTACTGGCAGATTATGCAGTAGGTATGTTGAAAGACTTTTACCTTAACAGTTACGAGACATCACCACAGGAGGCGTATGGACGAGCAGCTACCGCATGGTCAACCTATAAAGAAGAGTTGGATGAAGAACTGGCCCAACGCCTCTACGATTATGTCAGTAATAAGTGGTTCATGTTTGCAAGTCCTGTTCTATCTAATGCACCAAACGGTCACGGCAAGGGAAAAGGTATGCCAATATCATGTTTCCTTACTTACGTACCCGACACACTTGAAGGTCTTATCGATCATAGTTCTGAGTTGCGTTGGCTTAGTGTCTATGGTGGTGGTGTGGGAGGTCATTGGTCTGATGTCCGAACAGTTTCCGACATTGCGCCAGGCCCTATCCCGTTCCTACACACTGTAGATGCGGATATGATTGCGTATCGACAGGGTAAGACTCGTAAGGGTTCTTACGCTGCGTACATGGATGTTTCTCATCCGGACATTGTAGAGTTCCTTAACATGCGTATCCCAACGGGAGACGTTCAACGTAAGGCGTTAAACCTACACAACGCAATCAATATCACCAACGAGTTTATGCAGGCAGTAATGGACAACACTTCGTTTGATCTGCGAGATCCCAAAGACGGTGGTGTCAAAGAGACCATCAATGCACGTAAACTTTGGGAACGAATTTTAGAAGTGAGGTTCCGTACAGGTGAACCGTACCTCAATTTCATTGATACCGCAAACGATGCACTACCACAAAACCTGAAGGATCTGGGACTCAAGATTCATGGATCGAATCTTTGTAACGAGATTCACCTACCTACTGGACCGGATCGAACGGCGGTGTGTTGTCTGTCCAGTCTAAACTTGGAGTACTATGATGAATGGAAAGATACAACGATTGTGCGTGATCTTGTCACTATGCTTGATAACGTCTTGCAGTACTTTATCGACAGCGCACCCGACACAATCACCCGCGCAAAGTACAGTGCAGAAAGAGAAAGATCAATCGGACTGGGAGCGATGGGGTTTCACTCTCTGTTACAGAAACACGGTGTGGCTTGGGAATCAGCTCGGGCAAAGGAAATTAATGAAGTTGTGTTCAACCACATCAAAACAGAAGCCACTACCCAATCCAGACACCTTGCTGGATTGCGAGGTGAATATCCTGACGGAGAGGGGAGTGGATTGCGATTCGCGCATTTACTTGCCATCGCGCCAAACGCATCTTCCGGAGTTGTACTTTCAACCAGTCCGTCCATTGAGCCCCTGAAGGCGAACGCATACACGCATCGTACCCGAGCGGGAAGTTTTTTGGTGAAGAACAAGTATCTTGACAAATTACTTACCGAGCGGGGTATAAATACTGATTCTACTTGGACATCTATCATCACACAAAAAGGTTCGGTTCAACACCTTCCAGAGTTAACAGAGGGTGAGAAGGCGGTATTCAAGACCGCACAAGAACTTGATCAGAGTTGGGTTGTCACTCACGCCGCAGACAGACAGAAATATATTTGTCAAGGACAGTCGGTCAACCTATTCTTCCCCGCTGGTGCAGAGAAGTCCTACGTTAACAAAGTACATCTCAAAGCGTGGAGAGAGGGTCTCAAGGGACTCTACTATCTACGTACCGAAGCGAAGGCTCGTGCAGAGAACGTATCGGAGAAAGTGGAACGAGTTGCATTGCAAGATGACAGTCGCACCTTGGTGTACGGTAAGAAGAATTGTCCGTTCTGTCAACTTGCGAAAGAAGAACTCAAACTACGGGGAATCCCCTATGACTATATCGATCTGGAAGAGATCGGTAAGACCGCCGCTGAAGTGACAGGTAGAAAAGTAAAGACTGTCCCTCAAATCTACGTAGAGGGAACGTATGTCGGTGGGTACGAAGAACTCATTGAATTTCTAGATAATACCACTACAGAAGTTGTTGAAGAAGAAGAGTGCAAGGCTTGCGAGGGATGACATGGCATATTCGGAAAAGGTATTAGACCACTACGAAAACCCACGTAACGTGGGTAAGTTCGACGAAGACGAAGAAGACATTGGTACAGGTATGGTGGGTGCACCCGCTTGTGGTGATGTCATGAGACTACAGATCAGGGTGAGTGATGAAGGAATTATTGAAGACGCACGGTTTAAAACTTATGGTTGTGGTAGTGCTATCGCTTCTAGTTCTCTACTCACCGAATGGGTCAAAGGGAAAAATCTTGAAGACGCCGGGCAAATCCGTAATACAGATATCGCAGAAGAACTCGCACTTCCACCCGTAAAAATTCATTGTAGTGTTCTTGCAGAAGACGCAATCAAAGCAGCCATCAAAGATTACAAGGAAAAACACTGATGTCCCTATTAGAATTTAGTACAACCTACAAACCGTTCAAGTATCCTTGGGCGGTAGAACTCTCTAAGAAACATGAAGAGGTTCATTGGATTGAGGATGAGGCGGAACTGTCCGAAGACGTACAGGACTGGAAGACTAAACTTACCGATGAGGAGAAAGACTTCATCACACACATTCTCAGACTGTTTACTCAGTCGGATGTTCAGGTGGGCGAGAACTACCACGAACTACTAATCCCTCGTTTTAAAAACAACGAGGTCCGTAACATGTTGTCCTCGTTCGCCGGACGGGAGGCAGTACACCAACGTGCATATGCACTGTTGAACGATACTCTGGGTCTACCCGACGAAGAGTACCACAAGTTTCTTGAGTTCAAGGAGATGGCAGACAAAGTTGACTTCATGAAAGAAGGTGACGTTAGTACACACACGGGTCTTGCACTCGCCCTTGCTCAGTCAGTATTCAACGAAGGTATGAGTCTTTTCTCTTCATTCGTGATGTTGTTGAACTTTCAACGATTCGGAAAGATGAAGGGTATGGGTACAATCGTGGAATGGTCGATACGTGATGAAACACTTCACGTGCAAGGGAATGCAAAACTGTTTCGTACATTCTGTGAGGAACATCCTCGCATCGTGAACGATGAACTTAAATCCAAAATCTATGAGATGGCAAAAAATGCAGTTGAACTGGAAGACAAATTTATCAACCTTGCGTTCCGTGGTAACGATGTACAGGGACTCACTAAGACTGAAGTTAGGAAGTATATTCGTCATATCGCTGATAGGCGTTTACTTCAACTGGGTCTCAAACCAAAATTTAGACAGAAGGATAATCCCCTCACCTGGCTTGACTGGGTGCTTAACGGTGCATCCCATGACAACTTCTTCGAAAAAAGAGTTACCGAATACAGTGTTGTTGGGATGGCAGGAAGTTGGGGATGGGAGGAAAGTCCCGTTGTGTGCGACATTAGCGAGAATGTCGCTGCATGATGGAGTCTTACATATACCAAGTTGAGTGCGTTATATGTGATGGCATCACCAAGGTTGTTTGTAGTTACGATGATGACGAACCTCTCTACTGTCCTTTGTGCGGTGAAGAGGCGGAAGTTGAATATCTAGGAGATAGTGCCGTAGTATAAGTCTACATACAGTATGTGGATTTATAACGGAACGCCTTACGAACCAGATGAAGACGAACTCAGTCAGTGGGTTGGGTTCGTCTATCTGATCACTGAACGTGACACCAACAAGAAGTATGTTGGTAAGAAGTTCTTTTGGTCTACTCGAAAATTGCCTCCTCTTAAGGGACAAAAAAGGAAGAGGATCAAAAAGGTTCAGTCCGACTGGAGAGACTACTACGGATCATCCGAAGAACTAAAACTTCTAGTCGAAACGAAAGGTGGGGACGCCTACCATCGTCAAATTTTGAGGTTGTGCAAATCGAAAGGTGAGTGTTCCTACTATGAGGCGAAAGAACAATTTGATCGTGATGTTCTGTTGCGAGAGGATTACTACAATGCGTTCATTGGTTGTAAGATACATGCGAAACATATCCAATGATTGTTGATCGAAATATAATCAACCCCGATATTATTTACGATGGTAAGACCAAGAATGAACTCATTCGAGACATCGACGGTTGGAAGAGACTACTCGTAGACACGCATAGTTTGAAAAAGGGCGACATGGTTGCGGTGTCAATCATGAACGTAAGTACGAGACACGTGTCGGCCGTGTTCGCTTGTGCAGAACTAGGATTACGGTTGATCCTACTTGATTCCCCCGCACACAAAGAATCTTTACCGTACACCAAGATTGCAAGGTTTGGTCCAGCGGACCTAACTATCACCGATGGTATTGGTGAAAAATTGTACAAGGGGTTGCACGGTGATATGATCCACCACAATTCCAAAAAGGTCGTTCATGAACTTGATATGGAACCAAGTCCGGATCCATACTTCCCTTGGTACGCCGAAGAGTCGGATCCCTTTTTAGTATCCAGTACTTCGGGAACGACACAGTACTCTCGCAAGATAGAGTTCACTCATGAAGACTGTATGGTCTTCGCACTTCGAAACATTCACATATTCAAGTTCCACCCTAGTTCAGTTTGTTGGCACACCAAGAACATGCACCATGCATCTTCTATGTTGACAGACCTTCTACCCTCTGTGATGGCCAGTAATCGTCACTGGAGTTACTCTCTGCCAGACAGGAAAGAATGGTTACCACTCACCAAGAATGAGGCCATAACCTTCATAGAGGACCGTGGCATCAATCGGTGTATCGTACCTAACCGTGACATCCTAGATTGGTTGATAAGAGGACACACCTTCAAAAAACGCTTGACAATTAACATGTCTGGGTTTACAATGGATAAAGACTATGGGGACATGTGTGCAATGCATAATCTCAGGTTCATATCCCACTACGGTTCTATAGACACCGCTATCCCCGCACTGGTGAACTATGTGGATGAAACCTATGATGAGGATGAGAATTGTCTGGGTGTCCTAGCGGATACGCAATTTATGGTTGGGGTCAATCCCGAACACGCATATGTAATCCACCAGAGATGGAAAGAATCCCGTCAACTGGGTGACAGACTCGAATATCGAAATGGGAAGTATTATCATTTGGGTAGAATCGAGAACATCAAACTGCCTGAGGGCATCGATCTAGAACCCTTTTACCAAGATACCAAGGTAAACATGGACCAACTGAGGGGGTACATGTGGGAAAAATTTTCAAAAATAATTTAAAAAAACGCTTGACTTTTCTTGCCAGACTTGTTAGTATAAGAAGTAATTTGGTTGTTTTGAGGAGACTGTGAGGTAATGTGATGGAAGACTTGGTTTACTACTTAGAAGTTGAGGGAGTACTCCTGCCGGAGTGTTTTGAGTGTGAAGATGATGCGATAGAATACGCAGTCCAGAATGGTCTGGATGAGTACGAAATCGTAGAATGGGATGTTGATTGATGATTAGAATTGTGATTGGTTTGTTGATGACGTTTGGTGCGGTTGGTACTCAGGACTTCTATGATGAGTGTCTGATGGCCGCAGACTGTGTGGCTGGTGATCCCCCTAGTATGTGGGTGACTTGTGGTCTCGCCCTAGTTGGCCTCTTTCTGATGTATTGGGGTGTCTGGGACAACCGTGATGACTTCGTGAATGATGACGATGACCGTCCATATTGGGGGTAAAAAATATCACTTTTTTTGAAAAAAAGTCTTGACTTTTCTTGCCCGATGGGTTATAGTATACCTGTAACGTTGATTGAGAGAGTATTGTTATGAAAGAGTTGATTGCGAAGTTTGAAGAACGTGGATACGAGTTGGCCATGGATTATGGTAACAACGTTGCCAAGTGTGTCCGTCCCGCCCCCCGTGCTCGTCTTGGTTACAAGATTGAGTTCAACTACCGCTTCGGTAGTGAGGTTCGCATGGTGGAGTACTGTGAGGACTTCCTCGTCAGTCTTGATCGTGCTGCGAAGTACAAAGAAGAACGCAAGATTGCCCGTGCGAACGCTCGGAAAGAGGCAATCGCCAACGTCAAAGAGGGTGACTTGTTCGTCGCGTCTTGGGGTTGGGAACAGACTAACGTTGATGCCTATCAGGTTGTTGCGAAGAAGGGTGCGAGTGTTGTCCTTCGTGAGATCGCCCTTCAGAGTGTTGAAGGTTCTGAGGGTTTCATGAGTGACCGTGTTGTCCCCGTCAAGGATGCCTTCATTGGTAGTGAGTTCAAGAAGCGAATCGCTGGTAAGTACATCAACATTGATGACGTTCGTATGGCTTGTCCTGCGGAAGAAGGTAAAGATTTTTATAGGAGTTGGTACGCATAATGACTGTTATTCCGATTGGTAGTGGTAAGATTGTGACTGAGAAATATCGTAAGTTCCAAATGTTTCGTGAGTTCCGTAACTATTGTCTGTCTTTCTATGGTTACGATGGGATCTACCCCATCGCTGGATTGACTGTTGACTATCTCGAACAGGCTATTGTCAAGTACATTGACCTGTGTCGGGATCCTCAAAACTTCTTTGAGTGGGGTGACGGTGACAGTCTTGACCGTGAACGTGTTCGTGATTTAATTCTACAGGAGAGTGTGTAATGACATATATTGCAAAACCATATCTTGGTCGAGAGAAGGGTCGCAAGGAATTTGCAACCGCAAAAGAGGCGGTCAAGTACCTTCTCGAAGAAACTGGGTGTGAGGAGTACGGTAACCGTATGACCGCCGAAGATTGGGTGATGATTGAAAAGTTGGTTCCGCCTGCGGGGGTATACTTCCGCGAGAACAAGGAGTTCGCGGCATGAGTTTAGTGTACTGCGATTTCATCGCAGACTTCATTAAGAAGACTCTTCCCTCTGCAAAGATGTATGGGGAAGACTTCACTAGTGATGTGGGTCCAGTCAAGTTGGATCTGAATGTCGATGGGGTTTTCTTGTCCACCAAGAAGACTCTGGATCTTGTAGATAATAACGGTACTAAGTATCGTATAACCGTTGAGGAAATGCCTGATGAGTAAGATGGGTCAATTTGTTTTTGAAGTTCAAGAGATCGTGTGCGATAACTACAACGAACCTTTCTCTGTTGTTGAGGAAAAGATCCGGACTCGTTTCGGGCCTGTAGCGGAATACGCTGTTCAAACCGCTCGTCAAGAGTACGATCAAATTTTTTCAGATTTTGAAGAATTTGAACAATATCTTGCATCTGGGGAACGGTAAAACCCTATATACTATAACAGGTGAATTATATGGCATACGTAGGTGAAACCAAACAAGTCTATGAAATTTTCGAGGAAATCGAAAATGCAAAAAACAAAGCAGAGCGGATGACAGTACTCAAGAAGTACTCTGACGTACCCGCATTGAAGGATGTCCTTCGAGGAACCTTCGACAAATCTTTGGTCTTCCTTCTTCCCGAAGGCAAACCGCCCTATACTCCAAACATTCCGGAGTCAGTCCCATCTTCCTTACTCAAAGCCCATAAAAACTTTGGATACTTTGTAAAGGGTGGGCCTGGTACAGAATTACCCGCATTCAGACGGGAGAAGATGTTTATCGACATGCTCGAATCAATTCATCCGGCTGATGCAGAAATCGTCTTGAACATGGTTGCGAAAAAACAACCAGTGAAGGGCGTAACCCTTAAACTAGTACAGGAGGCATTTCCAAACTTAATTCAATCTTCTTAACTCACCAACAAAAAAGGAGTGTTATGACAGCAACTCAGATAGAACGATTAAAAAGAGACAGTCGAGAACTAGATAATTATATTGCGAGTCTCAATAAAAAGGGAAAAACTCAGAAGGCGCACAAACTGATGGCCAAACGGGAGTTTCTCAATCAGACTATTTTAGAAGTCGAACCTAAATTCACTCAAGTACAATAAGGAAGGTGATCCTATCTCTTCATCGAAAGATGTCGTAGTGAGGTTTGATATTAAGTGTGAAGTAAACCATGCCAACTTATACGTTTAAAAATTTGGAAACCGGAGAGATTTTGGAGGAGTCTCTCCGAATGTCCGAATACGATCAATTTAAGATCGACAATCCCCATCTAGAAAGAGTTTACAATTCAGTGCCAGGCCTGATATCTGGACGAATCAGTCCTATGCGTAAGGCGGGTAAGGAATGGGAAAATCATCTAGAGAGGATTAAGAAAGGTTCTGGAAAAGGAAATACCATCAATACATGAAACCCAAAGTCAATACGCTTCCGCAGAAGTTACGCATTGATGATCTAAGAACCTTCGAACCAATCACAGCCTCTCAAGAAAAAGTTTATGCGGCCTGGGATAACGGTGATCATATCGTAATGTCCGGATCTGCCGGCACAGGTAAAACCTTCAGTGCGTTATATCTTGGACTAGAAGAAGTTCTGGATAAAGGTAAGATGCCTGACAAGATCATACTTGTTCGATCCATAGTACCTACACGAGAGATCGGTTTTCTGCCAGGCACCTTAGAAGAAAAGATCGATGCATACACGGGTCCATACCGTGCACTGTGTTATGAACTCTTCGATGACAAAGAGGCCTATGACAAACTGATCAAAGAGGGTGTGATTGAGTTCGTCTCAACATCATTCATTCGAGGGTTCACGTTTGACGATGCCGTGATCATAATCGATGAGATGCAGAACTGTACATTTCACGAGTTGGACTCTATAATTACACGAGTGGGTCACAACTGCCGAATCATCTTTTGTGGGGACTACAGACAGACAGACTTCACCAAAGAAACCGACAAAAAAGGACTGTTAAAGTTCCTTGATGTTATAGATAATATGACTAAGTTCACTAACGTAGAGTTCACTTGGTCTGACATTGTGAGGTCAGACTTCGTAAGGGATTACATTATGACCAAGGAAATGTTGGGATACAACAGAGAGGAATAAGGAAATGCAACTTAGCGCGAACTTTGTATTGGCGGAATTCACAAAATCAGCCACTGCAACAAAAAAAGGGATTGACAACACCCCTCAAGACGAACACCTTGAAAACCTAAAATACGTTGTCCAGAATATCTGTCAACCAGTGCGTGAGGCATTTGGTAGACCAGTACGTATCAACAGTGGATATAGATCCCCCGCACTGAACAAAGCGGTTGGTGGTTCTAAAACATCACAACACTGTAACGGACAAGCCGTTGACTTTGAGATCAACGGTGTTGCCAATCTTGCACTCGCAGATTGGATCAGTGAGAATTTGACTTTCGATCAACTCATCCTAGAATTCTATAACCCTGATGAGGGTGAGAACTCTGGTTGGGTTCACGCTTCGGTCAGATCGGATGGTCAAAATAGAGGTCAAAAACTTATTGCGTTCAAGGACGGGAGACGTACCCGTTACGAGGTGGTAGATGATTTTGACCCTGACAATAACTACGACAAGTATCTCTGATATATAAAGGGGTGAACATGGCGAAGTTCAGTCGGCATGACACTAGAAACAAAAAACGTAACAGACATAAGAATCTAACCAAGAGTGGATTCGTGGGAAAGATGCATCATGACTTCAGGCGAAAACCCAAATACAAATCTGATATTTCAGTATCTAGTTATAAATGATGACCTAGACGAAAAACGGGGAGATATCCAAGGTAGATCACGATCACAACTGTATCGTGAGATGGCAGATATCTCCCGCGAGTCATTTGAGATTTACGCCAAAACTGTTGGCGCTGATTACCTTTACTCTGATGAAGCGGTGTTCACCAAAGAAGAATATGTACGGGACACTACCGTGTGTCTGTTCGAGTGTCTTCGAGTAATCTACGATGAGTCGTTCGACAAGTATGACAAGGTTCTCTTTGTCGATACTGACATTGTAGCGAACACCGAACGAAACATCTTCGAAGAGGCTGATGGTGAAGTCTCTGGTGTACTAGAGTCTGATATTCGAACTGCTAACGGTGGTGGATATAATGCATGGGACCACAAGGAATCTACTCTTCGAGATTACGTAGAGAAGTATGAGTGGCATGACGTACCCATAGTACCCGCCTTCGGAGTAATCCCTTCCAAACTAACAATCATGAATACCGGAGTAGTTGTCTGGACACGCGAGGCGCGTATACGTGCGCGAGAGGTCTTTGACGATTGGAAGTGGTGGTTCTTTGAGGGTCCGGTTAAACACATGTCAATCATGAATGATCAACCTTATATCTCAGGCCAACTGGTGAAACACGATTTCGATATCGGTTGTATGGATCAGTTCTGGAACGACACACCAACACACTACTCCGATCCTTGGGGTGAGGAAGCCATGTCTGCTGGGTTTCTTCACTACACTGGTGGCGAGAATAAGATCGTCATGGTGGACGGTTACAGGGAAAAAAAGTTTCCTATTTTTGAAAAAAGTTCTTGACATTTCTTGCCTGATCAGTTATAGTGTAACTGAATTAAGGAACTGTTATGAAAACAGATTATGAAAAAGTGATTCTGACTGATGTTGATGGAGTACTCCTTAACTGGGGTTACGCCTTCGATATCTGGATGAATCAACATGGTTATGAAATGAAAAATCGGGATGTCTATGACATCGCTCAGTGTTACGGTATCTCTAAAACTAAGGGTAAGGAACTGGTAAAACACTTCAATGAGAGTGCGGCGATTGGTTTCATTCCCCCTCTCAGGGACGCAATCCACTACGTGAGAAAGTTACACGAAGAACACGGATATGTGTTTCACGCAATTACCAGTCTGAGTCTTGATCCCCACGCTGCAAAGTTGCGGGAGATGAATCTCGCAAAGTTGTTTGGTGAGACTGCGTTTGAAAAGGTTGTCTGCCTCGATACTGGTGCGGACAAAGACGAAGAACTTGTGAAGTACAAGGATACTGGTTTCGTCTGGATTGAAGACAAAATCGAGAATGCCCATGTAGGAGATAAATTCGGTCTAGATAGTATCGTCATGGAACATGGTTACAATATGAACGACTACACGTTTCCTCTGATGAAAAACTGGAAAGAGGTATATGAATACCTAGAGGGTTGAATGAGATACATAGGATTCTCTGAGTTCTATCATGATGCGGGAGTCAGTGTCATCGAAGAAGATGGCACTGTCTCCTATGCAACACATGCAGAACGATGGTCTAAGAAAAAGAATGATGCGATAATCCCACCTGAGTTGTGGGATTTTGTAGGCCAAGAAAAAGGTGATGTGGTCACCTTTTATGAGGACCACCACATCAAGTATAACGTTCGTGGTGGTTTGGCGGTAGAACCTAAGTTAGACAATTACAAAAAAGAACTCCATTACCACCACAAGATCCCTGTGTATGAGTCTCTTGTGTATGACAAGAAAGAACTACATCACACATCCCATTGTGCGGGTGCATTCTATACACGCCCTTGGCAGTCAATAGAAGATACCGTAATGGTGTCGATTGATGGTGCTGGAGAAGTCCAGACTGGGGTCATCCTAGATCACAACTTCAATCTAATCAAAGAGTGGCACTACCCTAAGTCCGTTGGGTTAATCTATGCAATGGTCACTGAGTTTCTTGGTCTGAGACCTCTAGAGGACGAATACGTGGTCATGGGATTATCATCCTATGGTGAACCCGTATTCGCCGACTGGTTGTACGAACAATATCACAAGTTCTCTGATATCGCAAAGGAGATAGAAGAGGGTACTCTCATTGGGGTCAGTCATTCGGATAGAGAGAAACGAAGAAAGGTTTTCCGTAAGGAACTAAAATGGAAGTGTTACAACAACAAGGACCAAGACTCCGCTGCATCTGTACAGGAGTTTGCGGAACGTGCAATCCTTGAGATCATGCGTGAGGCGCGTAAACACGGATCTAAGTTAGTCTACTCTGGTGGATGTGCACAGAACGTTGTTACGAACTCTAAGATCGCAGAATTGTTTGATGAGGTTCACATTGCAATCGCTCCCGCAGACTCAGGGTCTTCTCTGGGGTGCGCCGCAAAAACGTGGGCGGATGAGACCGGAGGAACTCATCTTCGTTGGAACCCTTACTTAGGAACCAACATTGACCGTGAGATTAACCCGTCCGATGTTGTTGACCACTTATTGTCAGAACAATACTGTGGTATCGCAAACGGTAGATCAGAGTTTGGTCCACGTGCACTGGGTAACAGATCCTTGATTGCAGACGTTCGGTTTGATGTCAAGGATACGGTCAACGCAATCAAACGGAGACAGAAGTATCGTCCATTTGCTCCTGCGATTCTCGAAGAGTATGCGGACCAATATTTCTCTGGTCCGATGAATGAGTACATGCAATTTACCAGTAAGGCATTACATGACTACAAGTCGGTGACCCATGTAGATGGAACCGCAAGGGTACAGGTTGTCCGTAAGGATTGTCAATCTATATTCCGTAAAATTATTGAAGAGTACTATGAACGCACTGGTGTCCCTATGCTCTTGAATACTAGTCTTAACGTTAGGGGTAGACCTATGGTCGATGATCTTCGAGACGCTAAGATTTGGGAAAGTACATATAACGTAAGGGTATTTTAACATGAAGGCAGGTAAGGTTTGGGGTCAGACGGAACTGATCGAAGCGAACGGTGTACTAGAGTTTCATCGTATCGAAATGAAGAAGGGTGGTGTGTGTTCCAAACACAAACACAAGTATAAGTGGAACGGGTTCTTCTGTGAGTCCGGAGAACTACTCATTCGAGTGTGGAAGAACGCATATGATCTTGTTGATGAAACAATTCTCAAGCCCGGACAGTATACCAAGGTTGCGCCAGGCGAGTTTCACCAGTTCGAATGTTTGAAGGATGGTGTCGCCTATGAATTGTACTGGGCGGAGTTCAACCATGATGATATTGAAAGAGAGTCCGTAGGGTTCCAACAGGTATAAAATATTATGAAATTCAAAAGTTCAAGTATTGAAGGAACGGTTGTAAAAAATGATGATCGTTACATTGTAAAGGATAACACAACACTAAAAAATCTTGTTGTTAGTTCAACAAGATTAAATCCACGCAAAAGCACAAGTGGACACAAGCACGAAGGACAGGAAGAAGTTTACATGTTTCTTGAAGGCAGTGGCACTATGGAACTGGATGATGTAACTCATAATGTTGAAGCAGGCGACACTGTGTTAATTGAGGACGGTGTGTTTCATCGTGTTCATGCAGGCAATGAAGAATTGTATTTTGTATGCGTGTTTGATGGAAGTAGAAAGTAACGAG